CAGTAGTGCAATCAGGGTCTTTTTCATTTCATGCCCTCCGCTTTGGCTACCGTAGCCCGCGCAAAGTCGATTGCGGCACCATCCCAATCATGCAAAGCAGCAAGCAAAAGGAAATCCCGCGCCACTTGCAGCAATTCGGGCGCGGCAGAAAGAAGAGGAGCATTTCCCTCGGCGTTTATATGTAAAACGGCGATTACTGAGTTTCCAACGTCCCTTATCTTTGTATCTGTCACGAATTGACCGGGAGTCGTATTTTTGGTGATGTGAAACGGTCCCGGCGTGTGTTTGTGCGTTGTGTTTTTCATGCGTATTCACCTCAAAACCCCGCTCCGGCGAACCGGAAGCAGGGCAAGGGATTAATTTAGGCTTAACCTTAGGCCATTGCTGCAGCGGACGCCCTGGCGGATTTTGATCCGTGCGGATTAATCCAAACCGAAGGAAGACGAGACTTGGCTAGCCCGGCGCAAAGTTTACATTGTGAGCAAGTCAACCCCTTGGCTTCAGCAAGGCACTCCATTGCACCGTCAGGCTTAACTGGCGAGACATGGAAATATCGAAACCCGAGACCCTCCGCTTGCTTGCGCGATGACTCCGTTTCCGTTGAGGCCATGAAGAATCGCGCATACTCCGAAGCGTAGGGATTGGTTTTCCAGTCGTGGAAATATCCGGTCCATCCTGCCGAAACGCTGGCAATGGCTTTGACGATTGAAAGCGGAAGCAAAGACGGATTGCCATAGGCTCCAAAACGAATCTTCCGCCCGCCGAAAACTTCCGCGTAGTCCTTCGGCGCAAGGTAGCCATAGGCTCCGCGCTTGTATGCCTTCCAAATGGAAAGCGGAGCCTGCCCGACGTTGACGTAACATCCATTTCCCGAAGCAAAGGGGCATCCTTCACAAACCGTTGCAGCGTCAATTGCTTCCTTCACCCCTTGCACGGGGTTGACGTCGCGCAAAAGAAACCAGATTTGCACCATGTCTCCCGTCTTCCGATTGCTTGTCGACAACGTCGCAATGGCGACGAACGGCGCACCATTGCGCGTGATTCCTTCATGCAAAACATATCCTTTAGCTTTCATCTTTCTGTGTATGGTTAAACCGGAAATCCCGGCGCCTCAAAGCCCCGCCGCCAATTAAGGCAAGCAGGGCATTTTTTTGAGTTAAGTGTGTCTTTGTTTTATCGAATCATTCCCTTCAGTTCCGCCTTAATTCGCTTTGCGACTTCGCCCCTCCAGCTTGTGGCATTGCTTAGGAAATAAAGCACAATTTCGCGCCCGCTATCAAATCCAAAGGCATTTGAAACAGAGTCCATTTGCGCCATTGCATTAAGATAGGGAACGGCCCCGAAATATGGTTTTTTCCAATCATTCCGAATTTCTAAAGCAATTTCGTTTAAGGTTCTCATTTTTGTTTTTGTATATCGTTTGCGCTTTTGTTTATAAACTCTGACTTTCAACTTCAAATTCGTAGCCAAGATCCCTCAGCTGACTAACTGCCCTCGCTGTAAAGGTGACAGTTCCGATAAGTGCAGCGAGTTTCTTCGCGGTTTCGCATACTGGATAAACAAGAGGCTTGTTTCCGTAGCAATTTTGCAAACGAACCACTAATTTAGATTCCATTGCGTACTCTTTCTTTTTGTTTGTGGTTTGCGTTAATCAGTAAAGCTCTTTGGACTTTTCAATGAGCAACTTTCTGGCAGAAGCCAAAATCGTATCTTTGTATTCCCTCGCGCTGGTTACGATGCGTTCCGCCTCCTCTCGCGCCGATAAAACGATACGTTCCGCCTTAATCTCCGCCGTTGCCCGCTCTTGTTTCGCCGCTTCTAAGGCAAACAAAGCCTCGTCTCTGATATTGCGCAGGGACAGATAGGGGGTGATATCGTTTTTGATGTCCTGCTCCAGTTCCGGCAAAGCCTCGGTAAGCACGGGGCCGAAATAACTGTTCTCCCCTAGCTTGGCGGCGAATTCACGAATGATGGCAATTTCTTGTTCTTTTGTCATATTTCTTTCTGGTTAGGGTTGCGTTTCTCTCTCTGACACGAGGAAGCAATCACACTCTCCCGAGGTGAACAAGCGCAAAATTGAGTATACCTAGAAATTCTTATTGGTTGCAATAAGCAATCCGCGCAACCCAAATCCGCGCCACCCAAAGCCTCCCCTAGTTAGAAGAGACAAGAGAGAGACAGAAAGGACAGGGAATCCACCGGGTCACCTTATGGCAAAGGAACAGCACTTGCCCACCTTGTGCGCCAGACGGTGCATCGGTCAGCAATCGGTCAGCAATCCTTTCCCTCCCCATAAGCAACTCCCTTTCAAACGCGAGACGTGCGCAGGCGCGGTTTGATTGCTTTTGTGTCTGGTTGCGTTAGTTATTGCACGTCATTTACAATCGCCAGCCATTTGCAGCAGGGGGGGCGGGGGTCGCTCCGTCCGTCCGCGTCTGTATCTCGATAGGTCAACAAGGCGTTTTTAAAAATTCTGAAAATGGGGAGCCACCGTACTGAGCAAGTGGTAGGAGTAGGTGCAATGTGGTGTGTAGATAAGGTGTGACAGAATGTCTCACTTAGGGATGGTTGGATTTTAAAAAATTTGCAAATAGGTGTTGACGACTACCTAATGCCACCTGTAGAACGTTTGCATGGGCAAGAAGTCTAAGGCTATTGTGGAGAGCGTGGGGGAGGCGCAAGCCAACCTTAACCACCGTTACATAGAGAAGCGTAAGCCTAAGGAGGCAGCGTTAGCGTTGGATATGCTGGCTAATGGGGAGACGTATGCGAAGGTGATGTCTACTACGGGTATAGGGTTTGTGGCACTATCGGCTTTGAGGGCGCGGCATGAGCGTGCTTTGGAGGTAAGGCGCAAGGAGCTTGCGTTAGATGGCTTTGAAATGGCGGAGAGGATGCGGGCGTTGGTGGCGAAGAAGACGGAGATGTTGATGGAGGATGATGAGGCGTTGATGAAGACGCCGCTTAAAGACTTAACGCTAAGCTATGGCATTAGTGTGGACAAGGGCTTGCAGGCTCTTGGGGAGCAGAAGGTGGTGGTGGAGCATAGGACGGGGAAGCCGTCGCTTGCTGATGCTATGAAGGCTATTGAGGAGGCTAGGGCAGCTTTACGGAATGACACCATTACAGTACTCACAACCCCTGTTGAGCGAGTGGAGTCCGTCATTGAAGTGGACGGCGACGATGACGAAGGAGGGGACGATAGCGTGGTGGAGTCCCGAGTTGAGGGTTAAGGTGGTATATGTCCCTAGTCAAAATTGAGTTCTGTAAAGCCGATAGCCCCTACTTGGGCATCACGCTTCTTAAGCGAGAGGTTTATGACCGCTCTAGCTATTGGTGGTTTGGCATAGGCTTCTGGTGGTTTCGGCTGTCTTTTAGAACAAAGCACAAGTCTGTATGTCCCTAGTTTGGAAGCAGCACCCAATACTGACGCCTCCTACGATTGAGGAGATGGCGCGGATGGACCCCAAGCAGTTGGTTCAACTGTGGGAGCTATACCATGAGGCCATTGAGAACGCTGAGCGTGATCCCTATCGGTATGGGTTTAAGCTAGCGAATTGGATGGAGGCGGAAGAACTACTGTCTAAGAAGAATGAGATTCTTGTAAGTGGTGGTAATCGTTCGTCCAAAACGAGTTGGGCTGCTCATGCGGTGGTGAAGGCAGCGATTGAGAACGAGGGGTCCGTTATAATGTGCTTCGCCCAAAATGCTGACGTTTCCATCAGACAGCAGCAGTCCGCGATCTACGATGCGCTTCCCGAGGAGCTTAAGCGCAAAACTCTTGGTACTGAGGAGAATGTCTCCTACACGCGAAAGAATGGCTTTAGCAAGTCGAGCCTCATCCTGCCGGGGAGCAAGAGCCACATCATATTCAAGACCTACTCCCAGTTCTTAAATAACGACACCATCCTTGAGGGTGCGGAGTTGGGTAGCCGTATCTGGAAGTGGATCAATGTTGGTGCGTGGTGCGACGAGTACCTGATTGGCCCTGAGTTGTTGAACACGTTGCGCTTCCGTCTGGCTACACGCAATGCCAAGATGATTGTGACGTTTACCCCTATTGATGGGTATACGGAAGTGGTTCGCGACTATCTAGAGGGTGCGCGGACGCTTTCCTATAAGGAAGCCGAGCTACTCAACCATCGGAAGGTTCCGTTCCTGCAAGAGAGCAAGAACCGGAATGCGGGCATCATCTACTTCCACTCCCGCGACAATCCTTTCGGCGGATATGAGCGTATTGCCGAGGATTTGAAGAACCGTCCTGAGGACGAGATTCTATGCCGTGCCTACGGCGTTCCGACGAAGAGCAAGAGTACCCAGTTCCCCAACTTCTCGGTAGAGGTGAACGTCGTTAAGCATGAGTCCATTCCCACCAAGGGACTCACGCGCTACATGATCCTCGATCCGGCAGGACGAAAGAACTGGTTCATGGCTTGGATCGGCGTTGATGAGGCCGGTACGTTTTGGGTCTATAGAGAATGGCCCGATGTAAACGTGGGAGATTGGGCTAAATGGCATGGCGGCAAGTGGATTGGTGGAGAAGGGTCCAAGGGGTTGGGTTATGGCATCAGGGACTATGTGGAGCTTATCGGCAATATGGAAGAAGGGGAAACCATCTTTGAGCGGCTGATTGACCCTCGGCTTGGTGCGGCCAAGTACCAGACGCAGAATGGGGCTTCGTCCATCATAGAGGATCTGGCTGATGCTGGGCTTACCTTTGTCCCGGCTCCCGGTTTGGACATTGAGGACGGGCTACAGGCGTTGCAGACCAAGATGGCCTACAATCGCAGGGTGCCCATGGATAGCGTCAACCGCCCACACTTCTACATTTCTGATCGGTGCCAAAACATTATTGCCGCGCTACAGGAGTACACGGCGGATGGTGGCCCAGATGAGGCACACAAGGATCCTATCGACGTGCTGCGGTATGCCGCGATTGATGGCATCCGCTACGTTGACGACAAAGCATTTAACAAGTCTCGAAGAACTACAGGAGGATACTAATGGAACCTATCAATACCCCCATCATTGCTTTGGCCGACAAGCTGGGCAAGACCGTCAACGATTTGTTGGCTATTAAGAACACGAAGCTGACCAAGGGCCAGCATTACACAGGCTATGGCAAGAACACCTACTTTACCCCCGAGGGTGTGGCCGAGGTAGAGCTTGCGCTAGAAGTGCCGCTGGCTGTGCCTAACAAGCTGAACGGTGTGGTGTTGCATCCGGCGCGTAACCCCGACTGGGTGATGGTGAAGCTAGAGCATAAGGACGGGAAGATCCCGGTGAAGATCGGGCGGAAATACCGTGGTAAACTTATCGGCAAGCGCA